CCCGAAAAACATTATTAATCAAGTTATGAACTAATTCAGAGGAACAACAAACACAATCATTTTCTCTTTTGAAATCCTGAGAGTGTCTGGAACATTTTCTTTGAAAGGCATTATTGTGTAACTTCTGCCTTTCGTAATCTGGTGAAATCTTTTGTAAGTCATAATCTTGGATCGTTTACGATTTCTGAAATTTCGTTTTCCAGAGTGAGATAATACTCGTAGCCAGAGTTTATTTCCATTCCCATTCGGCGATAACGTCGGATTCGGCGGATTGCTCTTTCAGTCGCGTTGAAACGTCCCAAAACAGGATACAGGCGACTTTCATCATTTTTGCGGAAAAAAGCATTTATTTGCCTGATGCTCATTTCGCAAATCTCGTTGAATGATAAATTTTCCATAATTTTTTGTTTTAAAGTGAATTGTGAGTTGCGCCAGAATTAACCAGCGCAAAACTTCAGGAAAGAGCGACAACTTTGTAAATCCAATCTTCCGTAAAGCTCGGCAATGTGCGGACAAGGCTGTTCAAACGTCCAGCCATTTTTAACGCGCCTGAAAGCGTGAATTTCTTTGCACAAGCCAAATTGTAGTCATCAATCGGACAACCATAGACGGAAAGTTTCTCAAAATACATTTCACGTTTCTTTGAGTTCTTTGTTTTCAATACGTATTCCATAATTCTTGAGTTTTTAAAGTGAAACATTTTCGTACTTTCTGCGAGATTTCTCCCGCAAAAAGTTCAGTTCTCCGCAAATTCGTAGATAATTTCCTTTCCGTCTTTGTAAAATACAGGAGGAAAGAACGGAACGAGTTTCTTCAGTCCGTCAACCAGAGATTTGCGAGAAGAGAAAGTCACGAACGTATCTCCGAAGATTTTCGTCATCGCTTCGTCCATTCTGTCAGACCAGCCTGAAAGACTCCAATGATGTCCGTTTGCAAAAGAATGTCCATTGTAACGGATATGAAGATTACATCTGAAAAGTCTTTCCCACGGATGGAAATCAGGATTTTCTTTAATGACTTTCACTTCCGCGCTGAAATCGTCGTAATACCATTTCGGATCGTTTCCGCCAAATTCGTGATTGTAATCGTGACGGTAACTTTTTACTAATTTAATTTCCATAACTCATAATTTTAAGTGAAACATAATTTTCGTACTTTGCAGCAGAATTGACCGCTGCAAAATAAATTAGTAGTGAAGAATCTCGCGTAAAAAGTTGTAATAATTCTGAGCATTTGGCAGAGAATCGACAATTTTGAAAAACTCTTCAGTCGGAATCACTTTCATTTTGTTGTCCTTGACGTGACGCTCCCAATCTTTTTTAGTTCCGTTCCCGAAACTAAAAGTTTTGCGAATTTTCTCATCATCCCAGACGTCAAACGAATCGCTTACAATAGCATCGCGCACACCCTTTATTTTGCGCCCAGCCAAACAGTTTTCGTAACTCCAAATCGTTACAATAATGTTTTCGTACTTCATAATTTTTGAGTTTAGAAAAAATATATCGTACTTTCGCCCGAAACTAATCAGGCAAAAGCGAAAAGTCATGCAAGATTATAAATCTCGCGTCTACGTTTTACCGCGTCTTTGTAATTGTCGGCATAATCCAAAATGTGACCGCCCCACCAAATAACGTACTGAATAGTCGGCAAACCAATCCAACATTTTGAAATCGGCATTAATTTCCAAATCGGCCAGCCGTTTTTTGATTTCTTGTGCTCGCCGATTGTCTTCAATGTGTACTTGCTAATTTCTTTCATAATCTATCAGAGTTTAAAACTGTAATCCAAGATTCTGCTGAGAAGCAAAGAACCTCTCAGCCGTTTCCAACATTTTCTTCGTACCACAATTGAAATTGTAGTAAAGTCTTTCTATCCGCTCAATCTGATCGGATATCTGTTTGAACGTTTTCATAATTTTCTCCTTTCTTTAAAATGAATTATCGTACTTTCAGCGGAAACCAATCCGCTAAAAGTTTTAGATTTTACCGCTTTCACGATAAGAATAATAAGCATAGTCACCGATGATAACATGATCGGCAAAATAAATCCGCATAATATCAGCAGCTTTCTTAATCGACATTGTTAATTCATCATCACAACGAGAAGGAGAAATATTACCTGACGGATGATTGTGAACACAAATTAAAATGGTTGCATTATTCAGCAGACATTCGCGCATTATGATACGGATATCAACAGCCGTTTCTGTCAATCCTCCCTTTGAAATCGTTTCGCGCTTTATCAGTTTGTAATTGTGATTAAGCAGAAGAATCTCAAAGTTTTCCGTATCAAGAAGATTTAAGTCACGACACAAATTATAAACTTGTGCAGCCGTACTGACTTTCTGAATACTATCGGACTCTCCTTTTAGAAATTCCGAAATTGCTTCCTGTGCCAAATCTCTTTTCCTCGGTGTGAGTGAAGAAAGATAATCATTAAATCTTTTATTCATAATCTAAAGTTTTTATAAGTGAATTATCGTACTTCCAAAGTAATTTCCGTACTTTGAAAGTGAAAAGACTATCCAAGAAACAGGATAACAAAATAAGTCAGGACAAGCCAGCTTATGCAGCAGATGAAACCGCCGACGAAATCAATTTTTTCTTTTCTACTCATAATTTTCGTACTTTAAAAATAATTATCGTACTCTGGAAATAATTTTCGTACTTCCAGAGTTTTTCGTACTACCAGACTTTTTCAGGCTTTCTTTCAGGATTCATCAAAGCACCGCCTTTCAAAAATGAATTGCAAGCGCGTTTTAAAGAATTTCCTGAATAGAACTGCCAGAGCTGTCCGTCGATCTCTTCGCCGTTTTCATTTATCGGCATGAAATCGGAATTGTAACGGCCATCGGGTGAAACCTGAGTTTCAAAATGCTCAAATTCCTTTTTGCCGTTTATTTCCTCCAGTCCGATTGTGCCGACATAAAGATTTCGTTTCATGTCGAACACTTCAGCGATGAAATAAGAATGTCCGAAAGATAAATCCGAAAACTTCACATAATAAATCGGATTCGGATTTTCTTTTGTCGCTCTCATTGTTGTGCCGTGACTGTTGTCTTTAATGTACGGGCAGAACTGCAAACCGAGATTTGCAGATGTCTTTTCGCAAAAATCTTTGAATTCCATAATCTTTGAGTTTTAAATTGTGAATAATTAGATAAACGCGGCCACAACTAAGCAACCGCGAAATAAAGTTTCCGGTACGACTTGAAATCGATCCCGTTTTCTTTCAGGAATTCGGAACTCCATCGGAATTCTTTCATAAGAGACTGCAATTTCTCAAAATCCAGAATGAAATCCCAGAACTTTTGAAATTCTCTGGCTTTTTCTATTCCAAGATTCTGAATCATTGAGAATTCATTTTGCAAATCTCTCGAAAGAATTATCAAGTATCTTTTTTCTCTCGAATAGTTCTTCACGAAATATTGCGCAGCCTGACTCCGTTTGGAATCAAGCTGCTGTCGATCTGTATTTGTTTTCATCCCTGAATAATCTTTTTAATATCATCATCTGACAAAGAACAAATAACTTCGACAAAAGTCTCAACCGAATTTCTTTCTAAAAGATTTTCGGCAAATGCACATAAATTTTTCATAATCTTTTTGAGTTTTTAAAAGTGAAACAAAATTGTGTCTTAATTTGGAATCGAACCAATTAGAAATCTTTTGCAAGATCTTCAACCAGAATAAAACGAAATGAAAAACGAATCAGGAAAAGAAAAAAGCAATTATAAAACGCTCGCAAATTATTTTTCAAACTTTATAAAGCAATTACTTTTTCTTTTCCCGAAACGTAAAATAGAAACCACATTTATTTTTCATCACGAATAAAATGTGATCTATAAAACTCAATTATGAATAGTTTTCCGTCTCTTTTGCTTTTTTCGTTTTCTCTTTTGTCACAATTCGAAAACGGGTGCAAGTTATCAGAACACCGAAAACCAACACCAACAAAAGAAACGGCAGCGGGTGCAATCCTGAAAGGCAGCGAACACCGCCGACACCCAGACACCTAACCCCGACCGATCCACGCCGACAAGCTACCAAGACACCGCCACCGCCACCCAGACAAAGGGCAGCAGGGCAGCCGATAAACAACCCGACGCAACCGACGGAGGCACAAGGGCAGCAGTACAACCGCCAACAGGACACCCGCCAAGAAAGCCCGCAACCCATACAACCGACAAGACAACCGCCCGCCCTGAAAGGATCAGGAGGAACGGAAGCAAGCCCCAAGGCCACCGCCATAAGAGGCAGCGAGGCAACCAGAGAGGCAGCAAGCCCGCCACAAGGGCAGACCGCACACACAGACCGTTAACCACTCCTAAGGCAGACAAGGAACACCAACCACAAGAACCACCGCCACCGCCAGAGGCAACCAGAAAGCCCACAGGGTGCAAGTTATAGCGACAAGTCAGGAACAACAAGACACCCGCCCGACCTCAATACAACAGAGGCAGGGCAGACGGAAACCAGAGGCAGAGGAGAGGCAGCCAAAGGGCAGGCAGGGCAGAAACCCAGACCACACCCACAAGGGCAGCACCACGCACAAAGGAGGCAGGGAAAGCGAAGAACGTCAGGACAGCCACACCCCGAACAATTCAAACCCGTAGAGGACAAGCAAAGACTAAAGGCTGCAATAATAGTCTATGTCGATCGTTACTAAGTTACTTTGCGCCCAGTCAGGAGTCGAACCCGAACAAAGCCAACCGAGGCAGGGCAGAAAGGCAGACGGAGAAACCCCGCCCGCCCTGATAGGTAGTAATTACAAATCCAACAACTTTTCAATAGTTGAGGCCACCGAGTAAGCGACACCGCGACGCTTCAAGGCTGATTTGATTGTACGCGCCACTTTTGACGTTATATCGTTATCGTTAAGAACAGTAACACCGCCAAGAGAAAGGATCAGATCGTTACACTCATTAATTGTAGCCGTAGCCGAAGCCAGATTTTTGTGTAACTGTTTACGCTCCTTATAGTCAGAGGTGGAACAGGTATTGAAGTCGTAGCGTACATCATTAATCACACGGTCAAGATCGTAACCCAATCTTTTACCCAGACGAACGGCAAGAGAAATAAATTGTGAATAGTCCGAACGATCCGAAGATTTTGCAGACGACAAGCGACGGTTAAAGTCCACGAAGTTAGAGAGTGAGAGAAGGGCACTAATAACAGAAGAGGCAGAAGAACCAGAGGCAACAGGGGAAATCGTTAAGAAGTCGTTAATATCAGAGTTAGAACGGATAGCACCGACACCAAGACGCCATGTGTAATCGTTGAGACCATGTGCTGCAATGTGTTCGCGTATCTTTGCGAACGACATACCAACTAAAGAAACAAGTTCAGGTATAAAACCCTCATAACGCACAACCGCCAACACACGACCGGCAGAAACATTTGGTGCAGAGAGATCAACACCCGCGTTTTTTGCAGCCGCTTTCCACATCATATCAAATTGATCCTGATTAATTACACCGCTTTCCAGCATACCAGAGAGAGAAGTGCGAACAGTGTCCGCAGCCGTACCGGTCCACTCCTTTGCAGCGAAGAAACCACCTAATTTAGTGGAGAAGTCACGAACACCACACGACAATTTAAAGCCCTCAAACCTCAAAGAACTTTCTAACTTTGCACGAGCATCTAAACGCTTTGCACGAGCAGAAGAAGCAGCAGAAGAAGAACCAACACCCACGGGATCAGAACTATTTACTTTTGTCCCGTCTGATAAACCAGCCCCAGAAGGAGAGGAAACCGAAACCGAATTAACAACCGTCTGCAAATCCTTTGCAGATACTTTTTCACTCTTAACACGAGATCCGCGACCATTTGCGCGTGTGGTCTCATTCTTAACTTTTGTAGTCATAATCTTAATAATTAATAATGTGAATAAATAAATGAATTGAATTAAATTTGCTGCAAAGATAAGCATTATTATAATAGGATAGGTTACATTATATCGACAAAGTAACTGAAAAATAAAACACAAAACAAGAAAAACAGCAAGACAGGAACACAAAAGAAAAAGATAAACAAAAGAATAAAGAAAAAGAAGAGAAAAAAGAAGAAAAAAAAGGTGGAGGAAGGTGACAAAAGCCCTGAAAATCAACGAGTTAAGTCTAAATATACGTGATACATTATACATAATAAAGTAACTTTTGAAAATAGGTGAAAATTTGCGTATATTTGGCAGGTAGACCCCCCTTTGAGCACATTTGATGGCACTACTGACCTCATCTCGGTCTTTTTCAAAAATTTTTTTTCAATTTTTCGATTTTCGTATTAACACAAATTAAGGTTTGAAGAAAAAGGTACATTGAATTGATGAAAGATTGCGATTTGTTTGGAAATGGCTTAAATAGGGGTTATTTTTGCAGTTGTAATGTATGAATGTAATAATTTTATTATATAATATCTATAAATATGATTTATTATGATTATTAATATATAAGAATAGTAATATATATGCAAAATAGCGAAAATAATTTGCTTAACTCTCGGATTATCAAGGACTTACGTTCTTATGTAGATTCTACACGGATTATTCAGGCTTGCCTACAGAATCGCAAGAATGCGCGTTTATATGACTATTGTGATGTTTTGCGTGATGCTTGCAGTAAGGCGTTTTACTGGCGTAATGGTGAGGTATATGTGTTTGATGGTCGTGTATGGGTAGTCTTTGATGCTGATGTATTGAAGTATCTGATTCGTGATGCTTTTGTGTTGTCTGCTGGAGCTGGTTCTGACAAGGTGAAGGGAGACTGGGTAGACTGTGAGCGTAAGTTGTTCAACTATGCCATGGATGGTATCAGGAGTCATGTCTTGGAGTACAATGGTTCTTTGGTAGGTTTCTCGAATGGTGTATGGGATTTCAGTGACATGCACAATCCTGTTCGTCATGGTTTTGGTGAGCGTATGCCTGTGACGAGAATTCTTCCTTACAAGTATGATGCTGAAGCTGTTTGTCCTGTGTGGTTGAGTTTTCTTGATGAGATGCTTGAGCCGAAGGATATTGAGGTATTGCAGAAGTTCATGGCTTTGGGTTGCTGTGACAGGAAGTCTCTTGGTCGTAGTATTGAGGAGTCTTTATGGCTTATCGGTTCCGGTGCGAATGGCAAGACGACTATACAGAACGTGATAAGGCTGGTCTTTGGTGAGTGGAATGTGTCGAGTACCCGTCTTGATGCGTTGCTTGACAGGAATATTGATTCGCGTATGCGTGCGATGGGTGCCATTGAGGGCAGGCTGTTCAACATGTGCCAGGAGATAAGCGGTACTGACATCGAGAAGGGTAGTGACGTGTTCAAGAGCCTTGTGAGTGGTGAGCCTCAGGACGTGAGGGGTATCGGCAGGGACATCCGCACTGCTTATGACATTCCTTATCTGATATTCTCGATGAACCAGATGCCTGCCAACCGTAAGATGGACAAGGCTTTCTCCCGCCGTATGGTGAGGATAGACTTCCGTTCGAGCGTGATGCGTCAGGATATGGACAGGGGTCTGCTGATGAAGCTCACGTCTGAGTTGAGCGGCATCCGTAACTGGGTGATGCTCGGGTGGGAGAAGCTGGAACGTGACGGTTTCTGTATTTCTTCCACTGGCAGTGACAGGATGACCGACGAGGAGGTTGAGAGGCACATAGCCAACGGGCAGACGGTCGACGTGTGGCTTGACCAGTGGGCCTTCCTGTGGCCTTCGAGGCATATCGGGCATGAGAAGGATGAGGTACGCCTTGAGCTGCGCAGCGTGGACTTGTACAAGGACTACGTGAACTACTGTGACGTACATCTGATGTGTCAGGCCGAGACGATGAACGCCTTCGGCAGGCAGATGCATGACCGTCTGAACTTCGAGAGCCGTCGCCGTTCGGTCGGCGTACATTATATTGTATATTGTGACAAGGGTAATCGTTTTAATGTTAAATGAAAGGTATTATGGAAGAGAAGAAAAAGAGATGGCGTCCGTCGCTGAAGGCGTACAGGTCGCTTGAGAATGAGGTGAGCCTGCTCAGTGTGAAGATGGAACTCCTTGAGAAAGAGAATGACGTTTTGAAAGTCGGGCTTGCCGAGTCGTCTGACACTGTCAGCATGCTTGTCAAGGATTGTGATTCGTGGCGCGAGAAGTACCAGGAGCTGTCGCGCAGGTATGATGAACTGACGAGGCGTGGCCTTATCGCGCGTCTCCTTAACCGCGGGTGTGATGGACAGCAGTGACAAGGCCATACTGGAGAACGAGGTAGCCCGCAGCATTGGCAAGGCGGTGAGCGCGTGGCTGAAGAAGAACGGTATCGAGGAGAGTGTTACGGTATCAGCAGCCGTCATGCGCCCGACGTTGTATGTGGACGAGACAGGTGTGTCGCACAACGGCAGCGTGACCATCATCGACGTTGACATCCATGATGACGATGAGGAAGAAGAAGATTATTAACCCCTAAATACAGAAGGATATGGGAATTATTCAACAGAAGAGGCCGTTTGCGCCACGGCCAGAGGTTCGCGAGACCGACTACGGCGCACAGTATATCAAGGCTGCTACCGAGAGCAGCAAGGATGATGCTCCCAAGACTGAGGAGCCTGTTGTTGAGGAGTCTGCAGTTGCTGAGGCTCCCGTAGTGGAGGACAATCCCGCGAAGCCCGAGAGGAAGAAGGGCGGACGGCCTAAAAAGGCGAAGGCATGAGCGGCATGAAGGAGCTTGAGGCCCGTGTGTCAGACCTTGAGGAGAAGATGGATGTCGTCATCGACCTCATCAACGACTTCATAGAGATGGTGTACGAGCCTCAGTATGTCAAGAAACTGGATAAACTGGCGAGATATGGCAAGAAAGAAGCTGACGGACAAGGATAATCCGCTTGTGATACCCTTCGGCAAGGCCGTGAGGGTAGGGAACTTCAAGCTGTGGCGCGGTAACTACGTCATGGCGGGCGGTAAGGACAGGACAAGCATCGAGTGTGTGCATGTGAGTAACGTTGACGGCTCTTGGATGGTACGCATACCTTCCACGAGCACGATGTTCGGTTTTATTTGCCAACAATATGCTATCGTTGACACGAACATCCGCGACAATATGCTTGGCATGGTCTTTACGAATATCTATAATTGCTCGAACCTGCCAAGCCCGGCTCTTCATGACAGCTTCTGGTTTCTTCAGGAGATGATGGCGTTCCCGTATCTCCTGCTTCCTGAGAAGGAGATGGGGAAGCGGATGAAGGAGAACATGAAGAAACTCGGCATTGACAAAAGCAGGGCAAAGGATCATGTGTCAAAGATGATGGAGTATCGCAAAGGTCTCTATGAACTGATAGAACGCAAGAAGTCTGCTTTCATCGACGACTACGAACGACAGCAGGCGGAGCGGATGGCCAAGGAGCCTGAGGCAGAGAAGCAGCTGGACAGCGATGCGATAGCGGAACAGGCCGTTGATATCCTGAATGAGAAAGGCGAGGATTAAGTCCCCGCCTTTTTTCTTGCCTTCTCCATTATCGGAGCCGCGTTCCTTATGATGCCATCCATCTCGACAGGCCGTATCTCCCTGTCTCCTTTCTGTCTCCTGAAAGTGTTGTATGCATCGAAGAGCGGACACTGGTTGCATTTCACGGGGAAATAGAACTGGAAGGAGTCCATCGCCTCCTCAGTCGCAGCGTCGTTCTTTCTCGTGAGGTCAGCGTACTTCATGAACATCTCTCCGCGTTCCTTAGAGCCTTCCGGCATCTTCTTGGCGATTTTCAGGATTTCCTTGGCGGTCATCTCGTTGTCGATAAGCTCGATGTCGCTTGTGTCGCCTGAGAACTCAAGTATGTTTGCGTTGGATATCTTCCGCTTCTCGCAGAGTTCCATGAAGGATACTTTTGAGGTTATCTTCTTCCTGTTCGCCTGCTGCATCATGCTTGACAGTGCCGTATCCTCGGGATATGCGATGATGTATGCGTCCATCTCGCTGTATCCGAGCGAGAGGAGGTCGGCCATCAGCAGCTCCGACGTGGTGACGCCGAGTTTCTTTGCCTCTTGTTTCTTAATTGTCGATAGTTCCATAGTCTATAATGTTAAGTCGTTGATGTCTTTCTCATATACAGGTACTGCAAAACAACAGCACGAAGGATGAACGGGAAGTGGCATCTGACTGTCTATCGGATAGAACTTATTGCAAACATCGTCACAAATCGGGCAGTGGAATGTGGAACCACGAAAACACATGTACCCTGCCGCGCCCTTTTCCTCGTAAAGTTCATGCTGGTAGTGCATCCAAGCCATCTGTACCGTCGTCTTCACGAACCTGTCGATGTTGTTTGCCTCAGAGTTTGATTCTCCCCTGTTCCCTTTCTTTACTCCTTTGTACCTTATATTACGAGCCTTGAAGAGCGAGTGATTCTTGAATGCCGCTGCCATTCCTGGCATCTGATAGGCCGTATGAAGGTTGCTCCTGATAAGCCTTACCGCTTTGTCTGTACCGAATCCCGCCTTTCTTGCGGCTGCAATCATTGCCTCAATATCTCTTAGCAATGTCCTGAGCCTTTGTTCAAGTGAAGCCCTCAGTCCCTTGTTATTCCTGCCAAGGGCGAGAATCCATAATATCAGCGGTGCCTTCTTTTTCTCGTCCTTCGTGCATTTCAGGGAATAGTCTTCCAACAGGTCAAGTATTTCGTCCTCCAGCATGTCCATGACATTTGCAATCTCCTTGAACATGTCAGAGTTGTAGTCTGGTGAGATAGTGAATGCCGTTGGTTCGACGCCGTACCTGTAACATATCCTTGTTATCTCATCAGCCGCGTCTTCCATCAATGCGTCTACAAGCGATCTGAGTCCGTTGGCGGCGGATTCGCGGCGAAGCACGAAGTTCTTAGACGTCCTTATCTGTTCTTCCGTAATCGGCTTGTAGATGTTCTCCAGTTGTATCTTTATTGTATCTGCCATTCTAACCTTTAATCTGTAAAGTTAGGCGAATTATAAAACCCGCCTAACTTATCGTTGTTAATGTGTCGTGTTCCATTTCTGCCAGTTGTTCTCGCCTTCCCTGTTACCAAACTTATCAGTTCCGACGGTTCTTGGCCGACCAGCGCCACGCCCTGTGGCCACGCTGCCTTTGCGGGTGCGGGCTTTCTTGGCGTTCTTCTCATCGTCATTTCCTTCAGTGGCCTTTGCCTGTGCCTCGATGACCTCTATCTGCTGTTCTGTCTGTATCTCAGACAACTGCTCCTGAGTCTCGACGGTATTCTCCTGCTGCATGTCGAGACGCTGGTCTTCGATGAGAAGGGTGTGCCTGTCGTCCTCGTGCTTCTCGTTCTGTATGCGCTCCCATTCGTTAGGAGTCGAGAAATAGAACTTCTCCGATGCAGTCTGCTTGGAACAGAAACCGTTCTGTACTGCCACAGACAGGTTCGTTGTTACCTCTGCGTCATTGACGGGAAGGAACGGAACGACATAGTAGGCAATTCTTGTGTTCTTGAACTGCAGCTGTTTTTGCGACTCCATTCCGTAGCCCCATTTGAATATCTCTATCATCTGACGTATGAATGCATCGTATTCCTGCGCCTCCAGCATGGCCTTGTTGTATGCATCCGAGTACAGGAGTTTGATGGCTGCGGCTGGGGTGTCGCCTGATTTCAGTTCGGGTGCCTTGATGACCATTGACTGTGAGTAGATCTTCTCTTCCAGCATGTCAAGTTCCGTCTTGTAGGCGTTTGAGGCATCCTGACGGTTCAGGAACTCTGCCTTTCCGTCCGACGGTATGATGAAAATCTTCGAAGCGTAGGACATGTCGGACGTCGCGATTTCCTTGATTTTCTTACCCTCACCGTAGAGTCCGAGGATAGGGAGTCCGAAGTCGTGGTTGCTCTGTGCAAGTCTGGAGAATGCTGCTTCCCTGTGTTCGATTGTCTCCTGTGATGGCGACCATACGGGTCCGTCGTCCCTTCTGTGGTAGGCGAACGGAACGCCCTTGCATCCGTGCTGGTTTTTGTATTCCACATGATATCCGTCAATGTCAAAGTCGCCTGCTGTGGTATGCAGTACGTGCTCATATTCCGTTTCCTCCTCTTCGACATCTGATGTTGTGACGTCTACAAGACGGTAGTAATCCCTTTCATCCCATACGTCTATGTAGTTGCGTATGTTGTTCTCTTCGTCATAATCCGTGTATGTCCTTGCGAGAAGGTTCGGCTTTCCTGTCCGTCTGTCATAATGAGGATAAAGCACATCCCCGTTCAGGTATGACAACACCTTCCACTCGAACTTTCCGTTAATCATATACCCGACGAATGCGGCATCACCAGTCGAACAGCTTGACTTGGCGGCGTAGTGCCACGCATTCTCCATACGCTTGTCAGCCCATCCAGCTTTGAAAGCATCGTACACTTCCTGCGCCTCTTGGGAGTATTTCGCCTCTGCAAGGTCGAACTGTATGTCATTACCTGTCAGACGCGCCAGACGGTCGTCGAGTATCTCCTGCTGGTACGCAAAGGCATAACGCGGGAAATCTTCCTCGTAGTAGAGGTCATCCTCCTTGTTGTAACGGTAGTTGATGTAGACGGTCCTGTCGTTGATGGCATGGCTCGACGGGTCAAGTTCCCGACGGAAATCTGCCTGTGTCACCTCCATGTACACAAGGTCGTCCTTGATGACATATTTCTCGCCCAAGTCATGAAGCGGTACATCCGACCTGCTTGGGACATCAGGGCAGATTCTGTAGAACGGTCTTTTCGTCAAGAGACCGCGAGAGAACTTCTTTGCTTGAATTGCTTGTTCCATAATTTATGTGTTTATGGTCTGGCTTTTGGGTCTCATAGGCCGTTGACCGGGTTAAGAAAAATCGAATGTCCTTATCCTGCGGACGTGTTTTGAAAGGAATTCCGGCACTTCAATGTCTGTGTCCTTTACGTCGAATACCTCGAACATCATTAGCGACTCGATGAAGTCAGGCGAATGCCCTACGAGCGAACGCTTCTTCATCATGTCCTTTGGTATGAGCACCCATCCCTTGTCGGCCTTGCTCATGTCCTGACGGATGGCCTTTCGCTCCTTCTGGAGTATGAACTGGAGTTCGTTCGTTGACTTGCCTGACTTGTACTGGCGTCTGAGCAGCGTAGGCTCGATGCTCCATTCTCCCTGCTGCGTGTGTTGCGCGAACTTGTATGCACACTGGGATTTCAGGCAGTCGTAGAGATTTCTGTCCTCCCTTGCCACCGCCTCTTGGTTATTGAATGCGATGGCGTTGGGGAAAGCACCCTTCAGAATCTGGCCCATTCCTTGCAGGTCGTAGACAAAGTTCTGTTCCAAGACACCCCATTCATGCAGCTTTGCGCGTATGAGAGGTATTGTATTGTACGGGTCTACGCGGCATACGTACACGTCCTGTACGTGGTTTCCTATCTTGAACCAGGTGACACAGGCATCGCCTCCGTCACCTGCTATGTCGCATGATGCACGGCGTATCTTGTCGCCGAGCATGGCGGGGTTCGAGAAGCATCTCTCCAAGTGTGCAGGCTGTATAAGGTCGTCTCCTATGGCTATGGCATCCCAGTTACCTTCCCATTCCTTTGCCCTTTCCTCAGGCGACTTGTTCAAAATGGAAGAAACATAGTTAGGGTCATTCTTCAACAGTGCCTTGTTCTCCATGATGCTCGCCTTGATGAATACGGCTGACTTGACGGCGAATGATACCTTATCGTAACCGAAATCCTCAAGCGAAGGATCCCAGAGACTGTCTATCTCGTCCCTTGCCTGACAGTACACATCCTCGGGCGTATCTCCCCAGACGATATTGTCAACATTGTCGCCTGTTACGAAGAAATACCTGACGACTCCGTTGCGCCAAGGTATAGGCAGTCCGTGCCGTTCAGGATGCTTCTGCCCGTCAGGGTAGACCGTGTCCCTGTCTGCTATCCACCAGTCGATGAATTTCCTGAGCCAGCTGAGAGGGTCGGGGTTGCAGGTGCCGAGGATTCTTGAACGGATGCCTACCGTATTTCTGTTGCTTCCCATAAGTACCTTCAGGAATCCGAACGGTATCTGCGGCAGCTCGTCGATGCCGATGTAGGCAATCTGCTGGCCTCTGTACTTGTCCTCGAACTCCTTCGGTGTCATGTCGAAATGGTCGAACGACATCTTCGCTCCCGTTCGGAAGTTCCACGTCATATCGTCCTTTGACTTGTTGTATTTCCCGAGATTGGCGAACCATCGCTTGCTCTCGTTCTCTATGTTGTCGAAGTCGTCCTTGTTCTTTCGGAAAAGGACGCTGTTATAGTGCTTGTTGGTTATGTCGTATGTGCCCTCCATGAGCATGAGGGCTGTGTTGTGGTTTATGGTGAATGCGTCTGTCAGGTAGAGGTGGTCTTCGCCAGACACCGTGATGCATCGGCAGTCTATCTTGTGCTCCGCCTTTGACACCCACATGACCTTCTTTGTGAGGCATCCGTCAAGGTTCTTCGAGCTGGTCGGGACAGGTGCGTTCACTTTTGCAGCCACCCTCCTGCACTTGAGTACCCATAGCTTTGAATTGTCAGGAGCCTTGAACGATACCTTATAGTAGCCTATCTTGTCAGGGTCGTCTGTAATCTCGTTCACCATAACGAACATGCCGAGAGAACGTGCCACCTGAGCCACCTGTCCAGCAAGTTTCTTGTTGGCGAGGTCAATTGCCGGGACGCTTCCCTTTGAATAGCCGTTTCTGTGCATCATTCCTCTGAGCAGGTCCCATCTTGACTCTATGGAGGCGTTCATGTATTCCTCTGGTATGTATGCAGGTGTTCCGTATCTGCACTTCGTCACGGCTTTCTGAGCCGCTTTTGTGATACCGACGGCATAGTACATACCTCCTTTGCTGTATCTCCTGAGCCTGTAGCCGAAGTTCTTGAACATGATGGATGCCATGTAGTTCGGCGAGATTGGAATACCTCTCCAGCTGAACTCCCATATACCTTTCCCGATGATGAATCCGACCATGAACGGCGGTATCGGCATGACGGTAGGCAGTTTCGACTCATCCATCTCAACTTCTCCGCAGAGAGGAATCTCAACATAGTCCGATACCCGCTTCCTTAGTGAGTGTGGCGGTTTCTCGTCGATACGATAGCAGTCAAAGATGTCCCTTGCAGTCCATACCATGTAAGGCTCGTCTTCATGGCCTCTTGCAAGGAACCTGTGGTTGTCCATGCACCTCAGTTCGGTGCCGTCATCGAAATGAAGGACATAGATGGTGTGTACACCCTGTTCAAAGATTGCCGTGACCTGCTGTATTCCCTCATAGGGTGTGCAAATAGGGTCTCCTACTACAAGGTCTCCTATTTTCCTGAAGCCCGTCGGTGTTGCGACTGGCGTGTAGTAGGGGTTTGCCTTGCCTCCTCCACGGTTTCCTCCGTATATAATCAGGTCTGCGTCACTGTGAAGTCCGTCTTCTTGTGCGCCCTTGTTAGGTATGAAAAACCGCGAATTCTTCCTGTTCTCTTCCTCCGCCCGTAGGTTCTCTATGAATTCGGAGGTGTGGATGGCCTTGCCGTCCAATGTGTTTAATCCACTAAATGCTTTCATAATTGAAACAATTCTTTTGTTTGAATATCACAAAAGTATCTATAAACCGCTCTTTTACAATGTGTTTTTAAATTTTTCTTCAATTATTTCTTTAAACACATTGTAAAAGTTACACCTTATTCATAAATTTGCGACAAGAAGCGGGCAGAAAGCCTGTTTTTTCGACACAAAAACTAAACTTGATAAAAGACTATGGAGAAAAATCTTCTCATTGAGAATTTGAAGACTAAGGCTGGAGTAGACAACCTTAGCGACAGAACGTTTGACGAGGTAGCAACAGTATTCCTCCCACAATTCGCAGATGACGAAAAGATTACGGATGACAGCTATGCGTTGCCTATCCAGATGCTCAAGACCATGAGCGGTCAGCTGCGCCACGAGGTAGCCGATGGAATCACCAAGGGCAAGACGCAGTGGGAAACAGAGCAGAAGACTGCACAGCAGAAGGCCATCGAGGATGCCATTGCAGCAGCCAAGGTGGAGTGGGAGAAGAACAATCCTCAGAATCAGCAGCAACAACAGAGCCAACAGCAGCAACAGCAGCAGGAGCCGTCTCTCGAAGAGAAGATAGCCACTGCCGTAGCCAAGGCTATGGAAAGTGTCACTGGAGAGGAGGGAAGCATCGGTAAGCTGACAAAGCGGTTCACGGACTACATTGCCAAGACCGAGCAGGAGAAGAAAGATGCCCATGTCAACAAAATCCGCGAAGACCTCAAATCGTATCTTCTCGACGAACGTTTCGCTGACCGCGAGCCTGTTGTCAATCTGGCTATCAAGGATATGGAAATCAAGGAGGATTCTGATTTCGATAAGCTGAAGATTGAGGTGGAGAAGAAATACGAGAAGCTTTACAAGGATTTCTACGGCGATTCCGGCAGCGGCCCCTATGCAGGCGGTGCAGGTGGCGGGACAAACACCAATAAGGAGTTTGAGAACTTCATCAAGCAGCGCAAGGCAGACGCAGAGGCTGCAGCCAAAGAAGCTGAGGAATTGGAGAAGCACATGATGTAATCGCGGGCTGATATAGAGAGTTCATTAACATTAGTTATTCATCAACACAAAAAGACAAAGGTATGATTAAGGGAACATTTAATCAGATTGTCAAGGCCAGTGCCAATTTCGGTGGCTCGCTTGTTGTCTTCGAGGGTAAGCCAGAACTGCTTGTCGGCGGTTTCAACTTCAATCTCGATGACCTGCCTGCTCCCGGTGACGTGCTGCCTTGCGGTACTCCTGTGAATTGTGACGAGGCAACCCGCGTGATTACTCCCGTCATCACAGGTAAGGTCAACAGTGTAGATTCAACAAAAGTCGTAGTCGATGACAAAGGTTTCGGCTGCACGGCCTTCAAGGTTGGTTCTACCGTTGCCAAGTTGGGTAGCGACCTGACTCAGGCTGCTACGTATTATGCCACTGTCGCCTCCAAGGACGGCAATGAGCTTACTCTGAGTGGTGCCATTACTGGTCTTGCAGCCAACGACATCCTCGTGGAGGTCGATGCGACAACCAAGAAGGTAAAGGCAATTCCTAATGCGCTGACTCCTTATGACATTGTCCGTGACGCCAACGCCATCTCTGTAGACGGCGACGGTGCATACAAGAACGACCGTCCTGTGCTGGAGCGTCGCATGCCTGCTATCAATGATGCCATTAAGACCGCCCTTGCTAACGCTGGCTGTCAGTTCAAATGGTCTAACCGCAAGTAAAAAAAGGAGGAACTATTATGGCAACTACAAGAGCAAAGAGTTTCTACAACCAGTACGACATCCGTCGTTATGTAGACGAGAACAACTTCAGTGTCATCATGGACACTGCAAACGCGAAGTATAACAAGGCTCAGTGGCGTATGCTCGGTAACTGGGATACTCCCAGCGACAGCAAGACATGGAGTCAGGGAACGAAGACCGTGCCCATTATGGCACGCGCCTCTCTGCTCTCTACACATGGTCTGAAGCCGATGCGTAACACCTCAGGCTGGAAGTTCTACACAGGTTCGACACCTAAGTTCGGTCACGGTTACACCATGGGCGAGGACGACATGTTCCTGCTCCGTGATGCCCGCAACAACACTGGTGCCACGATGCAGAGCCTCATCTATGATTCTCTGCTGACCAATGCGCAGAACATCCTCGGTGGTATGCACAATGAGCTGACCCACATGTGTTTCGAGCTGGCTTCTACCTCTGAGATTCACGAGGCATCCGTTGACGGTACGAAGTATGACTTCACCTTCGACTTCGAGCAGAACCAGTTCCAGGAGGTTTCTCCCGCTTGGTTCCTGTATGATGGTGGCGTTCTTGTCGCCAACGAAAATGCAAACGTCATTCAGGACTTCATCGACCTGCAGCGTCTGTTCACAAGCGTCCAGAACCGCGAGGTGAACGCATGGATGCTGAACAAGGACACTCTGGACATGATTCTCGACCATCCTTCTGTGCTGAAGGCTTTCGTCAAGTGGAAGACCAGCGGTATCAGCGATTCTATCGCCAACTATCCCGCTACCCGTACAGAGATTGCTCAGTTCATGCATGACCGCGGTGTTTGGCCGTTCCTGCCCATCGACTTCAAGTCGGTTCATGAAGAGGATGGCAAACCTGTTGAGGATGCTCCTGCATTCGCTCCGCAGAATATCATCGCCTTCAACTCCCGTGAGAAGATGTTCAACATCAAGAACACCAACTCCATCTGGAAGGATCGTCAGGCATACGGTGGCATTGCCCGCAACACTATGTACTCGTTCGTTGAAGAGCGCATCGCCGTTCTCAGCACATGGAGCGAGAATCCGATTCATAACACCGTCGAGTTCGAGCTCTACGCTGGTCCTGTGTTCCGCAACCTGCGCAACTACGGCCTCGTGAAGGTGTTCGGAGAAGCATCAAGCTCATCTGGCGCATCCAGTTCAAGCGAGTAATCTCTAAGTGACAAGCGATATGGGATGTATGTTCACCATAAAGGACTATCTGGAGGGCAAGGTCAGGAATATCACCATTCCTGAAAAAGCCCTCTTTTCCATCTGTTCAGATGCTGAGGTCGACCCATCTGTGTTGATTTCGGATGCTACTGAGAAGCAGAAAGACCTCTCTCTGGCATGGCTGTATGTGTGGATAGCCGGAAGCCCCACACAGAGCGGTGGCTGGTCTGAGGAAGATGCCGACTGGAAACAGACTGAGAATGGTGAGCGTATGTCCGCCAACGTACTCAAGCAATACCTTGCCATGGCCAATGAAATCTTCGAGAAGTATGACCTTCCTATTCAGGGCGGTGAGAAATGGGGATTCGTTGGCCGTGGCATCCGTAATCCGAGACGTTACCGCTGATGACAAGAGAAAGACCAGACAACCCGCGCTTTCCTCATCTGTGCAGGATAACCCGTGCAGTTGATGAAGACCCCATGATAGATGAGAGTGAGGTTGTCGTCGTCTACGAAGGTAAATGCAGGGCTTATGACAAAAACACCGTTTCAGACAAGGGAGATGTCGTTACATCATATAGAGGTCTCGCCTTGCCTATAGACAGGAAAGGGTGGCTGTGTCTTGGAACTGTACCCAGAGAAGGCGATACGGTCGAGGTTGACAGGCTGACGCACAAGGAAAGCGGAAGGGTAATTGACGTGAACGCGGCTAATTTCGGAGGTACACATCTGGTTTGGAAGTATGGCAGGACGTAATCAGCAGGTAATAGACAAGGCATTCAAAGGTTATGCCGAACACATCGACAAGGTTGTTTACAGCAAGCTTGACAATTGGTGTGTGGAAATCCTTAGAAAAGCTGTATTCTCACGTCTAAACCCTGTCGGTGGCCATAACTTTACAGGAAACCTTATCAATTCCATCGTTGTCATTCTGTACAGGAGGTCGAACAATACGAAGACATCGTATTTCGCTTCCGATCAGGTCAGACTCCCCGTAAGAAGGGAGATATCAGCCCTTAACAGCAGGGGTAAGCGAAGGAAGAACAAGGTTTGGCTAAGGCCAGACTGGACTGGGCAGTACTCATCGCTTCAGGCCAGTGAGCTTGTTCCTACGGATGAAAGCTGGGGTCAGAACGATGCCGTTAAGTTCTCTAAAGCATGGCGACCTAAAAACACCAATGCTGATTTCTCAATCTGCATAGCATATACTTCTGAGTATGCGAGCTTTGTAGAGTACGAGCGTCAGACGACTGGAATCCTTGAGGTAGAGGAGTTTGTGGGGCGTTCAGCTATTGAGTGGGTAGGTCTTAAAGCAGCATAATGATGGCAGAGAAATCTACGATAGCAAAGATGTATGACGACCTCGTCAATGCCTTTGACGGTATTGTCGAGAAGAAGTATATCTTCGTCGGAGGCAGACCTGACATCAAGGAAGCAGATCTCGAGACGATGAAGAAGTATGTTGTAATCGAGCTTCCTGTAGGCATTGAGGATATGGTTGTAGGCAACTATAAGTTCCATCTGACCACTACAGGCGTCTTCTATCTGATTTCCGCGGCAAAGAAGAACAGGACCTTCAATGTCAATGCTCTTTCTGACTTCACTGAGGAGGTTACGGACAGGTTCCCTATTCGCGGCGAGTACATAGCAGCGACTAATCCCACCGTGCTTGTGCGCGGCGTGGATGAGTTCGGCTATCAGATTGTCACTGTGACTTTCAATGTCTATAATAAATAATGTTCAACAGATATAAACTAAACGATTATGGCAACAATTGCATCAACCGAGACCAACAAATTCGTTGGTATTAGCGCACTAAAGGTTGTGAAGGGCGGTTTTGATACCGGGTTCACAATTGGAGGCGGAAAGAGCCTCGTAGAGGTTCCTGTTGCTGAGGACGGCGGCTTCACCTACACTGGTGGTGAGCCTTCCATCGAGCACTACAAGATTCACGGTCTGTCTGCTGACTGGACGAGCCGCACCACTCCTGGTGAGACTTCAGTGAATCTCTTCATCCCAAGTATTACCAAGAGCCTGCTGACTCTTTTCGGTTTCACCGTAACCGACAAGAACTCAGGTTCAATCGGAGGAAAGTCCATCACGAACGGTTTTACCTTCGCGGAGACCTCTCTGGCCGTCACTCTTGGTGTCGTCGCTTTCAACGACGAGGGTACAAAGGCATTCGGTATCAAGGCTACAAAGCTCTCTGCTACCATCGTGTTCGACGAGGCCAACAGCGCAAAGCCTATCGGTATCTCACTGACAGGTTCCACATCTGCAGGCGGCGACTCTGACGCAATGGGTATCTTCGAACTCAGCGCCAGCAGCTAATTGAGAAATCCATTCTAATCTTGAATTTCGGCGTAGTGCAGGTGTTTTTGCCGAAGCTACGCCGAATTAACGTATTAACAGACAGGCATGAAAATAGACTACGTAGTTCCGATGGTATTTGAGGATGATGCTGGATGGCAGTCAGACTATGCGGCATATAACAGGCACAGGGGCTACACAACTGGCAGGAACGTCCGTTTCAGAAATTGGGGAACAGAGTACCTGCTGGTCAGGTGCA